GTGTTACTATTGTAAGAAAGGATTTCTTATAAACAATGCCGTACCAAGGTGGTCAGCGCGGTTCAAAGCGTGCACCAAAAGCTAACTGGACGCCTACATTTCCTGGTGCAAATTTCTTATTTGGTGGTGGCCCATTCTTTGCAGGCCGGGGTGCTAACGCACAAACAATGCCCGCTGCACAAGCAGATCCATCCCTACTTGGCCGCGTGCTGCCTCCTGGCAGTGTTGTTGAACCTTTTATTCCTGCAACACAACCTGCTGTCATCCCTGCTGGAACCGTTCAACCCGGTGTTATTGTGAAAGGTCTGGCCCCTGGCGGCACTATTGACCGTTCTCAAGGAGATGAGTACAAGTCTCAGATGGCGCAGTACCAGAACCTAATTAAGCAACAAAAAGCTGCAGAAGCAGAAGATCTTGGTATGAAGATCTGGATAGAGAAATATAACAAAACTCCAATGGCACAAGCTGGCGGTGCTATCGGTGCTTACAATCCTTTATTAGCCGCAACATTCCCTGAAACCAAGGGCTTTGCTGGAGCATCTGCTCCAGTAGAGGAGATTCAGATGGGTGATCTAGGCACCCGAGCACAAGGTGAGATGGGTCCAACCATGGAAACTTTAAACCCTTTGGCAGAACAAGCTGCACAACAAGCAGCTACTGCAGGTCAAGCTGACATGGCAACCACTGTCCGCCTTCCTGTGCGTAACCGAGTTCAAGCATTCATTGGAGGTTTGTGATGAATTTTCCAATGCATGAAGAGGACCTTAATGCACCTCAAGAAACCGGAGCCGACTTCCTGGCTCAATACATGCAAAAAAACTCAAATCAAATTGCTGAAGTAGCTGACCTTAACTTTTTAAATCCATTAAATTGGTTCTCTCGTAAAGCGGATGCTGCCATTAAGGAAGCTGATAAAGGAGGAACTCAAAAATATCAAACAAATAACCTAGCCGGTAGCTTATTGGAACGTCGGCGTGCTCTTGCTGAACTACAAAAAGAACTCTGATCATGATGATGGATAACGATTTCCCTACGGCAATGGCAAATGGTGGTGATAGCGTTGGCTTTTTACGTGAGTATCTAAAAGGTTTCCAGAGTTATCAACAAGCTGGTACTGATATTCCTGAACAAAGTTTTCGCACTGATTACGGACAAGAACAAGATGGCCCATTAGTTGCACGCACAATTCGTTATTCCCCGCCTAACGCAATTCTTAAAACCCCGCATCTTGATTCTCCTTACATGGATCAATTAATTGAACGCGGGTTTAAACCACTAAAAGCTCCTGGACCTAAAGGCCCACAACTACCTGGTTTTCTTTGATTATGCCAACACAACTCATCAAAAAATACATTGAAGAGTTTGCACGTTGGATTCGTAATCAACCAGATTACGATGACTTTGAATATGGAACTGAGGTCATTCCTGGCGATAAAACCTGGTGCAAGAAATGTAAAGACTGTAAAATGATAAGTAAGGACAACGATTAGCCAGTTAGATGTCGCAAACAAAAGCCCAGCTTCTTGACGGTAAGGCTTCCTCTATTCAATTCAGCGCAGGAAGACGGCTGGCACGGGGCGGTTGTTTGTTGATGCGAGTGGCGTTGTACGCCAAGGCTCACCTACTGACATTGGAGGAGGGACGGTCAGCCTTGGCTACTTAGCGGCAACAAATACAACATCAGGGAGCAGCTTTACTGCAATTAAGGCTGCCGATGCAATAAACGCTACGTCAATTATTTTTCGCAAAGCACGTGGCTCTTTGAGCAGTCTCTCTGCAGTACAGACAGGCGACAACATTGGATACATACCATTTCAAGCATATGGTGGAACCGCGTTTGAGCCAGGTGCAGAACTGACTGCATCAGTAACTCAATACACCAGTCCAACTAACTGGTCTTCGCATTTCTTTATAAACACAAGAGACGGATCCGCCGCTTTTGAACGCCTGCGCATCACATCAACTGGCAACGTCGGCATCGGCACCACGGCACCGCAGGCCGTTCTTCATGTTGAGAAAAACCAAGCAGCAGAGAGCGGCGTTTTCCTAAACAACTCAGATGCGGGTGGTTATGTTGCATTAAGACTTGGAAATAGTGACAGGGGAACCAATGGTGATCACTTAGTTTATGGCGGAACTGTTTTGGGTTTACGATCCAAAACAGGCACAGCGATTACGTTTGAACCGGCAGGCAGCGAAAAAGCCCGCCTCGACAGTTCGGGTCGCCTGCTGGTGGGGACGAGTAGTGCAAGGGCAAACTTTAATGTTGGAGCTAGAACGGCTGTTTTTCAAATTGAGGGCACAAGTGCAGATACAAGCTTTCTGTCAATTACTAGAAACTCTAACAATACTGCTCCATGTGGAATTGTCATCTCTAAGTCAAGAGGAACTGCGGTTGGATCAAATACAATCGTTGCCGATGGGGATGATTTTGGTGAAATAAATTTTGAAGGCGCAGATGGCACGAACATGGTTCGTGGCGCTCAGATCAGAGCCGTGGTAGACGGCACCCCCTCAGCGAATGACATGCCGGGCAGGTTGGTCTTCCTCACAACCGCAGATGGAACAAGCAGCCCAACGGAGCGGATGCGTTTAACAGCTGCTGGTCGAATGCAGCTTACTGGTGCATACGATAACAATATTGTCGCTGTTGCAGCCCTAGATATTGATTGCTCTGCTGGTAATTACTTTACTAAAACAATTAACGGCAACAGTACATTTACTGTTAGTAATGTACCTTCTTCTCGTGCATTTGCATTTACACTAGAATTAACACACACCAGTGGAACGATCACCTGGTTCAGTGGTGTAGAGTGGCCTGGTGGCGTAGCACCAACCTTGACCACCGGTAAAACACACCTCTTTATGTTTGTTACCGATGATGGTGGCACTCGCTGGCGTGCTTCTAGCCTGATCAATTACACGAACTGATAAACGATGGATCCTATATCTCGGTTACTACAGATGGGTGCTGCTGGTGCAGCAAGTGCAGCAAAGACTTACATTGAAGATGTCTTCAGCACTTGGCTCTACACCGGCAACAACAGCACGCAGACGATTACGAATGGGATTGATCTGAGCGGGAAGGGGGGTCTGGTTTGGATAAAAAATCGTGACCTAGGTGTACCGCACAGACTTTTTGATACAGTCAGGGGCTACAACAAGTCACTGTCAACTGACGCAACATCCGCTCAAGCGACTACAACAACGGACTTTACCTCGTTTAATAGTGATGGATTTACGCTAGGCGTTGAAGCCACCGTAAACATCAATTCAGATACACGCAAATACGCCTCTTGGACCTTCCGCGAGCAGGCCAAGTTCTTTGATGTGGTGACGTGGACAGGCAACGGCAGCAACCGCACCATTGCTCACAACCTTGGCAGCGTGCCTGGGTGCATCATTGTTAAGCGAACAGACACCACAGGCGACTGGCAGGTTTATCACCGTAGCCTCGCCAACACTGAATACATGGTGCTCAACAGCACTGCAGCCAAAGCAACAGGCACAACTCGCTGGAATAGCACCACCCCAACCAGCACCGTCTTCAGTCTTGGCACTGATGCCACTGTGAACGCCTCCGGCGGCACCTACGTCGCCTACCTGTTCGCGCACGACGCTGGCGGGTTTGGCGATAGCGGCAATGACAGTGTGGTGAAATGTGGGAGCTATACGGGTAATGGCTCAACCAATGAGATAAACCTTGGCTGGGAGCCGCAATGGCTATTGATCAAGCGTTCGTCCGGAAGTGCTGAATGGGCGATAATAGACAACATGCGAGGCATCATAAATCCTTCTGTGTCACCCTGGATGCCTGTTTTGGCAGCAAACTCTTCTAATACCGAAAGTTTTTTTACAAGCTCATCGAACAAGGCGCAGCTCAACCCCACAGGATTTACATTAACTGCTGCTGGCTTTGATACTAATTACTCTGGCGAGACCTACATCTACATCGCCATTCGCCGTGGGCCGATGAAGACGCCCACCGATGCCACGAAGGTGTTTGAGGTTGTAGCTCGTACCGGCACTGGCTCTGCTACTACAGCAGGATCTTCAGTTCTTACTGATGTTGCCGTTAATAAACGCAGAGATGGTGCCGGCGGTGCTGCGTGGAATGCGCGTATGACAGGCGTAAATTACTTGGATTCAAGTTCCACAGATCAAGAATTCAGCTCTTCTGTGGCTTGGGATACGATGGTCGGAATTAAATACACAGGAAGCGGATTTAATGGATCGTCTTTAACTTATGTCAACTGGAACTTCCGCCGCGCCCCCGGCTACTTCGACGCCGTTTGTTACACCGGCACGGGATCAGCCCGCACGGTGAGCCATAACCTCGGCGTGGCGCCGGAGTTGATGATTGTTAGGCGAAGGGATGTAGGAAATGACTGGACTGTGTACAGTGCGGCCACGGGCGCGACTAACTTTTTGCTATTTGGCACCGATGCGTCTCAAGCATCGTCTACCAGATGGAATAATACTGCTCCTACTTCTAGTGTATTCACTGTTGGGACTGCAAATAGTGTCAATGTTTCCTCTGGCACTTACATCGCCTACCTCTTCGCCTCCTGCCCCGGCGTGAGCAAGTGCTTCAGTTTTACCGGCAACGGCACCAGTCAAACGATTAACTGTGGCTTTACTGCCGGTGCAAAGTTCGTACTCATAAAGAGGACGGATTCAACGGGCAACTGGTTAGTCGCTGACACCGCTCGCGGCATCGTCTCCGGCAACGATCCACTGCTTTATCTCAACAGCACTGCCGCAGAAGTCACCACGCTGGATTGGATTGATCCAGACAACAGCGGCTTTGTCGTCAATCAAGAAGCCACGGCTAACGCCAACGTCAACGGGGCTACTTATATCGGCCTCGCTATTGCCTGATCACCATGGAACTCCGCAACCGCACCACCGGCGCCGTCATCACCGACAGCCAATTCCGCTCCGACAATCCGAACACCAGTTTCCCGCCGCAGCTGACCGCTGAGATCATCAGCGATTTCGGCTACGACCCCGTGCTGGAAGGCCCACAAGCCACCACCGTGCCGCCCTATCAGTACAGCCAGCGTGATGGCGTGGTCGAGGTGAACGGGCAGTGGTTTACGCACTACATCGCCGGTCCTGTCTTCCAGGACTACACCGACGACCAAGGCGTGGTACATACCGCCGCTGAGCAGTACGAGGCATACTGTTTCGCCAAAGACGCAGAACAGAGCAAGGCTGTCCGAGAAGATCGCAACCGCCATCTAGCCGAATGTGATTGGACCCAGCTGGAAGACAGCCCGCTGAATCCTGACGGCAAAGGTGCTTGGGCGCTCTACCGCGAAACGCTTCGCATGGTGCCGCAACAAGAAGGTTTCCCCTGGAACGTACAGTGGCCGCCTAAGCCGCAGTAGTTCTACTCTTTACTATTTCTATAGTTCATTACCTTCAGGAAGGATGGTAGGAAGATCCTTAAACTTCTGATCAGAGTTACGGATAGCAAGCCCTTTCACAAAGGGCTTACCACCTTTACTGAAGGTACGAACCTCATCTAATCCCAGCTGGTTCTTGCAGCAATCAAGCAGCAAGTTGATGAATCGTTTCTGACCCACGGCTTTAGATCCCGTGGCGTCACAATATTCACAGTAGCTGGGATATAGGTGATAGTTACTGTTGACATAACGCTCATTACTTTCCTTATTACCGTTTGGAATCTTCTTACCAACAGCAGTAACATGCTCTGCCTGCACAACTTCTGATTGCAACCATTCAATCAGGTTATTGCTATTGAGAAGGATGTTATTACGAACACGGCGCAGTGCTGGCACCATTTCATTGGTATCCAACAGATACTGCCTCATAGTTTGCTCATCCATTTCCATAACCCAGTTCACAAGACCCGGCAGGTAATCTTTCCAGATACCAGAGACCCGGCCATGTTCAATCTTGATCATGTCCTTGGCTTCACTATTGCGGTCATATAAGGGCCTATTGAACTCAATTGTTAAGCGCCTGCGGCTTAAACCACTGGTGTTATCCGTGGTTTGAATTGGTTCATTAGCAACCACCATGACCATACCGGTGTACACAAATGGTTCACCAATAGGCTTCAGCTTCTCCTCGTAGCGCAGCGAGTCACCGCCAGTCAGCGCCTTAAAGGTCTGGGCAGAACCGCCATAACGCTCAGAATCATTGATCAGCGTCAGCCGCTTGCCCTTGATCGAGGACAGCTCAAAGCGGCTTTGCTCCAGCTGGTTGAGGGTTGTACTAGCGTAGTTCCCACTACCAACAAGGGCACAGCAGAGGTTGGCAAAGGTGGACTTACCGCGACCACCTGGACCGATCACTTCAAAAAAGCGTTGAATCTCGTTACCACGTCCCACGAGACACGCCCTAAGCCATGCCCGCAGTACATTCACCCTGGCCTCATCACCGTATTGAGTGCGATAGAGCCACTCGGTAATAGGACCTGGATCAGCCTCTGGAATGTAATCAATATCCAGACCCCAAATAATGAAGTGATCTGAATCGTGCTCTAAAAATTCTTTGGTATCCAGATCGTAGACACCGTTACGGAATGCAAGACGCGAGGGATCATCATTCCATTGGTACTCGGTGAGGTGCCCCTCCAACAGAGCACACACATCATTAACGAGATGAGAAGTGTACCCGCCAGGGAGAGAAACGTTTCCGAGGACAAACTGGACCTCATGCTTAAAATCTTTCGTATGATCTTGTTCATTCCACACACCGCGCTGGCGGTCATACTTCATAAACCTATCAAACCTAGGGTCATATCGCCACCCATTCTTATTGAACATGGGTGAGATGAAGTTAGCAATTTCAGAAGCAGGCGGATTACGTGTTGCCCCCTTCTGCTTTTTACCCCCTGGCAGAGATGGTTGACCTGGAATTCGAACAACGTCTAGCTCACCATCATCACCAAAGAGATCTTCTGGCATCTCTGCACCACCAAAGATCTCAGCAAACAGGTTGCTTTCATCGTGGTCAGCAGCACCTTCATCATCAAGGCCTGCCCGTTTCCTGATGGTATCAATGGAAGGAACAACAAATCCTCCCATATCAATGTAACCATCTTCTTTTGCTTTAGCCCGAAGGGTCTTTAAACCCCTGGCACCATCAGGGTTTGGACCACCAGGCAGTCGTTCAAAGCTAGACCATTTGCGTTCACAAGCACCGTCTTCAAAATGCTCAGATTGAGAGGACCATTCAACCCATGCTTCTAGAAGACAGTCATCAATTTGATGGAGGGACATGCCAACGGCAAGCCACTCTTCATAATCATCAGCTCGTTCTTCTGATAAAGCAGAAAGGTACTCAAGAGCTTCCGCTAAAACAGTTTCTTGATGATATTTCGAGTCCGTATCGTAGTTTAGTGTGATGCTCTGCGTAACAACAGCACCTGCTGGAGAGTTCCGTTTGCGGTAACGGCTACTGGGATAAGCACGAGCAATCGCTTCATAAAGCCACTCTGGCATTTCAGGTAACCGTTTGGCATATTCAAATCCACCATGCGGTGTTGTGGAATATCCAGCTGTATCTGGGTGAGCACCCATCAATGCACCTTGACGGGACCTCCAAAGGATTTCCCATGGCGCCTTATCAACTTTAATGGTTGCTTTATCGGGTAGTTGTTGGATGCGCTCTGGCGGCACCCGAAACAACATCCGAAACTTCCCAGGTTTCCCGCTGGTAATGGTCAGTGTGGGAGGAAAGATCTCACCAATTGGACCACCACCCAGCTCTTCGATGACGGGGATGGCATCTTCTCCATCCACATCAACAAAGATTAGTGCAAGGTCATTGCTCCATTGGCCGCACAACAGGCCAACACCAGTAGCTCGACCTTCTTCTAATTCTTTACGAACTTCATTAACAGTTTTAGGATCGCTAGTCCAGCCAGGAAGATAAGCTTTCTTCCCCTGCAAGGGGGTTAGGGGGAAATCAACAGGAATCAAATCAAGATTGATCTGCCCTGGAGACAGGTGCTTATGCGGGGGCTTGGGTTCTGGAGTAGCAGTCGTCACGTTGTTTTATTGCAGATCGGGAGAAGACGACGGAGCCAGCGTAGCGGTGTTTTACTGCACCGCCCATAGGATCCACCGTTTTTCTTCGTATCTTTAATTTACGGGGCAGACACCTGCACTCAGGCGTCGCCGTCGACCACATCCATATCAATCTCAGTCTTATTAAGAGACGGAAGAATCTCAGAGTAATACTTGTTTACGGCATCTAGCCACTTGTTCTTGTACTTCTCGATGGTGCCGCCCTGCACCGCAAACACCTGAGAACGTTCCCGAGTAGCCACAAAAATCATCATGATTTCTGGAACGATACCCACCGTGTGCTCCAGCGCCATGGCGTAGGCACCCATCTGCATCATGCATTTTTGATACTTCATGAAGCCAGCACGCTTCATTCCATACTCACTCTTTAGGGTTTCAGGTCCTGGCCAACGACTGAAGTACAAGCCATTACTGGTTTTAAGGTCACCAAGAACCACCTTTCCTTTGTACTCTGCCACGATATCTGGTGCTCCAGCCCAGCCCCACGTTTCTGTTTCGTGTGTTCCTGGGTGCCAAACTCGACTAATCCCGTCACCACCCATGGTCCAACTGAAATCGTCAGGGTTGGCAGGATTTTCAGCCCACATCACACGTTCTAGTTTGTCCAGCTTCTCAGGAAGACCAGACCAAAACGCAGCAATCTCCTCATCATCAATCTGCGGATCTTTGTTGATACCCAGCAGATACTCCTCCATCAAGGAGTGAACACGGGTACCACGAGCTGCAGCAGCTTCTCGTCCACCCGGATTCTTCTTTGCCCACCGTTCAAGTGCTGCCTTATTCCCACTGGTAGCAGACAGGATAGTAGTAACAGAAGGCAGTGCACCATAAGGAGTCTTATAATGGCGACTTCCATTAATGGTTAATCGGGTATCCCCTTCCGAGCGGTAATCCAAGAACTGCTCATACGATGCAGTTTTAGAGTACGGCGTATAAATCTTGCGCTCTAGTTCTTCTATAACGCGAACGTCTGCACAAATTTCATCCAGGACAGCAGGCACAAGCACAGCTCAAGTCCCTACAACGTAGCAAAAACCCGAGTGTTTGCAAGGAATTAGAAGTGCTGAACTCCCTTCATGACCCTGCGGATGTCGGGATCAATGATGCGGTGACTGAATTCAAACCGCTGACGCAGCTCATTGAAACAGAAAAGAAAAGAATGCTTAAGATCCCAGGTGATATCGCAGCTACCCCAGGAATCGTGCTCTGTACTGGAGTTAAACCAATGAATAAGGAGAGGACCAACTCTTAGGTGCCCCCACTCGCTTTCTACATCAAAGTAGTAAAGAGGTGCATAAGAAAGTTTCTTCTTCATTCCTCTGTCAACTCCGGCTTACGAAAGCAGTTCTCAACATTGTTGACAAACTTGAGCGACTGGTAGTTCTGAACCTCCTTCTGAATCTGCTCATGGATCACAAAAGCAGTCTTGATGGCATCTTCAGGATCCATGGCCCACCTGGAGTTAGACAGTAAGCCAGTAACCAAGATGGTGATAGCCAGTTCTTGAGGGTGGTTCACGAAGGATCGAAGCGAGCGGCCATTGTCAGTGAAGCTACCTAGTAGAAAGGTGAGATCAGTGAGTTGGTTATGTTCTCGTTCATTCATCGGGACTCTCCGCATCAGCAACACTATAAAGTGTTACATAGTCTTTTTTGATGATAGGAGTAATTAACCCTTCATTTTTTAACGCACTTAACCGCCTGGTTACAGTCCGATGATTGCGTTCAAATTGTTTAGCAATCTTAGTGATTGGCATGAGGACCAGCAAAGAACCCTCGTACTTGGTTGACTCATCAACTAAGTACTCATAGATGGACCATGCAAGGTCATCCATCAGGTCGTTCTTAACTGGTCCCATGACAACACTATTTATGCTTTTGATTGTAGTTGTTCTGCGTCTTTGCAGCGCAGTACAGATTTTTTAGCTGTTTCAAGGTCCATACCCCAGCAGGGTTCCCAGTCATACTCTTCGCTGGGATAGCGATAGAGAACATGACCGGTTACCCCGTGGCGCAAAGACTGAATGGTATAACCCTCGAACTCAACAGGGTCCAAGATTTCTGAGGGTTTACCTTTAAAGCGTGTTTGTTTAGTGCTGCGAGCCATATGAAATGGAGCTTACAGCACTAAATTAACAGGTTTTATACCCAGTGCAATTATGCAACAGGTGTTTTACCCTTCATACCGGATTTTTTCTGTCTATCAACCATACGCTTAGCTTGGGACTGCTTAGCACGTTCCTTAAACTGAGCGCGTTTTTCTTCGTTAACGCCTACTTTTTTACGAGCTTCGGCCATTACCATTTTCTTTTTCTCTTCCTTTGGCGCCTTGCTCTTCATAATTTCTTTAGTTGCGCTAGGCTTGTTACGAGCAGGAGGCTGACCTGGTTTTTCAGCCATCTTCTTAGCTTTTTCCTTCAAGAAAGTTTTAGCTTTTTCTTTTTTCTCAGGCGCACCTTTTTCTTTGGCAGCAGCTGCAGCTTTACGCTCGGCAATTTTTTGAGCAATAAACCCTTGCTTCATGACGCTAGAACTAAAGATATATTCAACTACTCTACCAAAGGTTTATGCCATCCTTCTCTTAAATAGCCATAGTCACGGGCTTCAGTAACACCTGCTTTTTTCTTGCAGACACCACAGGTTCCTGAATGAAATGTAGCGCAGTGTTTAGCAGGACCTTTGTACCGATCTTGATCCCACCAGAGCCCCCACTGGCGGCCACACTCACGGCAAACCCAATCAGGTTGCTGGAGATCAACCATTGCGTAAATTGGCATCTTTGCTTAAAAGATATTCTTGATAACGTTCATTCATCTCCATCAAATCTTTAAGACGTTGCTGATAAACGTTATGTATCCATCTTAGTTCCTGTGTCTGTTGTTGTGCAGCTGCTTGAATCAGTGCATCCAGATTGTTTGTTTGCATGTTGTTCAAAGTGATTGTTTTTCCAGAAGTCTTCTGGGCTGTGAATAACATCTCCTTCATAGAAGATATTTACATAGGGACCTCTTTCAGAGAACAAACTTTCTGATGGAAGATGTACAACTGTTCTGATTTCAAAACAAGTTGGATTAAACTCTCGACAAAAAAATTGAGGATCTGTTTTATTAATATCCCATGAAGAATAAGCTGTTTCAGTTACTAAAACATGAGGATCAATCTGTGGATACAGATCATGCAAGCGTTGCAGCTGATTAATCAGTTCTGAGAGTCGCATTCTGTGTAAGGTTCGTAAACTTCAAGTTGAGCAAGAAACTTTTCAACATCGTTGATAGCTTGTTGATAACCGTTAACCCAATCAGTTGAAGACTCTGGTGCCCCAATGTGAGACACCAGGTGTACATTCAACCTACGAATTAACTTATCTTTAACTATCTTGATCATCTTCCTCTACTTTTCGAAGAATAAATGAACCATCTTCTTGATCAACAAATTCAATTTCATCTCCTTCTTTCCAGCCCAGGAGCTGCCAGAGTTCATCGGGGAAGGTGAGAACACCATCCTCATCAACATCACAGAACCAGGACTTGGTTGTTTCATTGGTTGGTTGCATCGCTAGATCCCAAGTACCGATCAAGTTCTTCCTTAAGGACAGATCGCATTGAATTAAGCATTTCATTGGAAGAAGGGAAAGCTAACAGGTCATATTTGTTAGGAATATCTTTCTCAATCTTATAAGTTTGATCTGCATGATAAAGCAAATCCAGTGTCATGCGAAACAACTTGTAGCTAGACACTGGCTCTAAACCAAACTCAGTAATTTGGTAGTTGAGTTGTGACATCATTTCAGCAATCTTTTTAGAATGCTCAACAAAAATCTCAAAGTAATCGTCGTAATCCTTGTAGTAAAACTCAGTCATGTGCAAGCGGGAGGCCGGACCAAGATTAGCGGATTCTTTTGTTGGTGACTAGGGAGGGTAGGGAGAAAGTGTTAAGTCTTATTTGAGACTCAATTGTTCCAGTGGCGAATAACACCAGCCACAATGAAACAGTTGGTTAAGAAATAAGTAAAGAAAATTATGGAGCGGATAACAGCAACTTGATCAGCTTCAGAGGCAGTGCGTCCTGTTTTTTCTCCAAGGGCTTTTGCCCACAGGTGCCACAAGTAACGAGGTTTCATAGCACCCAGACGGGATTCGAACCCGCATCGCCCTGCAGCAGCAGTAGCCGTCCTATCCAATTGGCTCGGACTGGGTGGTGGGGCGACGTTATCGGACGCCGCCTGAACCGAGGGCAAGGATGTCCGCCTACGTTCACCGACCATCGCTAGGGCTGTGTTACCACAAACTTAACGGTGAATCTACGATGCGGCCGAGGGGATCTTTTGTTTAATGCAACGTTCCTTGTTACACCCTAAGGGATAGATGGATGCAGTGTGACTGGCTTACCGACAATCGGGCTATGAGTTAACCAGGCGTATCCAGACAGGGACTGCACCTCTATCTTGGGCTCTCCTTCTAGGCTATCTGCCTAACGAGTCACCCAGCCTTCGCGCTTGCCGAATCGGTCCCCGGCGCATCAGCGGCCAACTGAGCCCCATCGAAAAGAGAGGGGGAACTCATTTAGTTTATCACGTTGTCAACCTTTTGCGGCGCTCATAAACAAAAGAAAATCCAGGAACGAGCTGAGCAGCCACTGGCGCTGAACCGTCGTCAGTAGCAAGGGCTTCTCTAACACGATCTTTATCTGGAATATCCTCTTGCTTTACATCTACAACAGTGTTGTCTTTAATGCGCGTTACTGTTGTAGTCTTACGCAAACCAAACTCAGTTCTATCTTCCTCTTCCCAGTGTTCAAAGTTATCCACAAGACGTGGTTTAACCTTTCTAATTGTGGCTTGATACTTGACACCAGTTGGTTTGTTATCAATGAGGTTCTGCTGATAAGCAAACTTAACAATAGAAACCATCTTTTCTCGATTCTTTTTCCAAGCTTCTAGGTTTGCTTTAATCTCATCCATCTCTGTTTGCAATGCATCGATGTAAGCATCGCACTTTTTAATCATGCCAATGATGGCATCAAATTTAGATTCCTGGCGAGAAGCCAGATCATGAAGGTGTTGCTCCAGTAAAGCCCGTTCATCCTCAGGAATGTCAGGCATATCCTTGAGGAAACCGATGTGCTGAATGGATTCAGCAATTTGAATGAGGCTGAGTTTGTCGGCCATGGTGAGTAATGCGGTAGTGTGCAATCAGGACTGCTTAGAACGGGTGCTATTCATCAGAGCACCAAGACTTTGCGAATAAGGAGAGAGTTTAAAAGGCGGATCTTGCGTTAAGGCATCAGTAAACACCTGCCAACATGCGCCAGTTGGCATGTGATTGTTGTCATAAACAGCTTTCTCTTTCCAACCACTGACAGGTAACCACTGACCACCAGTCTTTACACCGTCATAGGTAACGCGATAAAGCAACAAACCACGACGGTGATCAAAATAATAGACGCAGATCCGTGGATTGTATTCCTTCTCCCCTTGCCTGGCTTCAAACCGAATGGCATGAAGCATCATGTTGGCAGAACACCACTGAAGATGTTTACAAATAGGTTTGAATTGAATGTCCGTATAAGTAGAGAACTCATCAGAAAATTCCTGGCGATGAGTATGCAGCTGGTTCCAAGATTCACAGCTACACATCTCCTCTTTCTCCATGACAAAGTACAACTTCTGTACTCCATCTTTATCAGTTTGGATGCGTGGAGCACGTCCAAGCAACGGCTGAAGCGCATCCATTGTGGAAGATGGACCGTAATCTAAAGCTGCAACAGGCGTACCATTCCAAGGACGGCTGCTTAATGCTTGGCTCCAAACCTTGTAATCAAAGTAGGAGGGTGTACGTGTTCTGTGCTCCCAAAAATTTTTGAGAATTTTTGCCCTCTCTATATAGAGTTGGGTGTCTGCAAGATCTAAACAAACCAGATCATCTTGGAGTGAAATGGATTGAATATCAGTTGCTTGTAGAACCTTGAACTTATCAGGATCTTCTTGGTAGAGCGTATCAACAATTCTTCTGCGTCCATACACAAGACGCTGAGCATCAGAAAGCAGCGCTTCGGTTACGGTCATTACGGTCAGGTGGTGTGTGCATGAGGCTTTTAACGACATCCTCCAGGTCGGTTAACTAATTACTATTTATCTTTGAAGAAAAGAATGATAGCAACAATAATTAAGCAAATAATAAGAATGGAAAAACTAATAATAGTTGGCAGCAAAACCTGCCACCAAGGCCAAGCAATGAAGTTAGTAAGCTTCAATCCAATAAAAAGGATTTGAAGCATCCCAACAAAACCAATCCCACTGGAGTTGGAAGAAGAGCTAGACATTGTTCGACGCATCAACCTTTACCTTGTCCTCTGTACTTTTTGCTGTTCTTAAACGAGCCACGTTTCCGCCGGCCATGGCCAATGGAGGTCCGCTTAGGCACGGACTCTTTGTGCATTGCGCCCGTTAAGGATTTCTTTGCCATTGTAGCTGAGAGCTCAGAAGCCAGTGCCAGTCTAGGTTCTTAGCCTGTGGTGTCAAGCACAGTAACAATAGTTACTTGACACTAAATGTTGAATGTTTAGACTGAACATTATGCCATGTCAATATGTCTGGCTTTGAACTAATTGAATTTAAGTTCAGTCCTGATGATTTCAATCTTTCTTTAGAAGATGAATTCCTCATGGCAAAGATTACAAAGGAACTAGAAGCAGCTAAAGATCCAGAAGTTTTAAGAGCAGGTGCATTAAAGCTTCTTCAACTAGCTGTACACCGCCAAGCCATCATTAGAAGTTTGGTTGCACGGCTTGCCAACCTGGAAGCTGATGTGATCAAGACCTACTACGAAGAATAAAAAACCGCCCCCGAGGGAGCGGCTAAACATTCCAAGAGCAGTCTAGATCAAAGCTCGATCTCACCGGTTTCAGGATCCCGTGCGCCTGTCAGCACACGAGCACTGGAGCCGGACGACTCAACAGGAGGAAGCGAGAAATCAAGGCCAGGCTTAATGGCGTGGTAACCAATTTCCTTCTCACATTGCTGGAAGAAGGACTTGGCATACACTTCAGGCGGGCAGGTCTCCCACACTTCCTCAATGAAATCAATATCATCTTCTCCCTTAGGGAAGAAGGATTCGATGTTCTTGACCGTGGGGACAACCCATTGCTTGGGGAATGCAATCCAGCTCTTGTTGCTCTCGCCGTAAAGCTGAGAACCAAAAGTAGGAGTAAAGATTGCAGCAGCAGCTTGCTTCGGGTCAAACCCAGCGCCACCTTTCAGACCAGCAAATTCAGCAAATGCAGACTCCAGCTGCTCGATGAAAGTGCCATAGGCATCGGTAAACAGGTTGGAAGCGCCACCGTGGATTGAAAGGAGCAGCGGTTTCTTATGAACCGGTGTGCCCTTTTCATCGACAAGGAAGATCAGAACAAGGCGACGACGCTTGTAAGGCGAAGGCTTGTTGGGATTCTTTTCCTGCCAATCGTCATAAAGAAACGAATCACGGGGATAGATTCCTTCAATGCCACCCTTCTCGGAGTTCTCGATAAAGGTGACATCTTTCCTGAAACCGCAGTGCAGGACTACCATGCGAGGAGTCTTAAAGAAGATTCCTTTGTTGCTATCACCGTTGTTATAGGTGTGCTCATACTCCTCAGCATCAGGAAATTGATCAGGAGTACCAGTCCACCCAATACGGGCAAGCACCGTATCCTTCAGAAAGAGGCCACATTGGCTCTTGTCATTTAGGATTTGGCAGTTGCAGAAGTCACGCAGGACACCCTGGTACTTCTCAGTGTTGAGGTAGCGGTTCAGTACAGACATTACGTTCAGTGCGTTTGGATGGTCCTCAGAGCAGGAGTTGCACCTACACAGTGAGCTGGTCCACTGGTGCTGACCTGAGGATGAAAGAGTTGTAGGAATGACCTACAACCCATCGGTTCTTCGCTCCCCTACCTTAGCTAAGGTCGAGCAATTCAATCCATTGTTACTGATAACTTTTTCTTATCAAAAAGGTACGTCATCGGTGCTGATGCCAGCTGGCACATCCTGTTGCAGTGGAGGCAACTGCACAGCAGACTGATAAGGCTCAGCAGTTACAGCTGCTGGAGACTCAAACCGATTACCGCTGTTGACTGCCCGTAGCTCGTTCTGCTCCTCCTTCTTTTTGTTCTTACCAAAGAAGGCGTAGCTCCCGCTCTTAACGCGGACCTGGTACATGCCGCGTTGCTGACCGTCCTGTGTTGTCCAGGTGTTGTACCGAAGCACACCAGTCACAGCAATCTGCCGCCCCACGTGGAGGTTTGTGGTCATGCGCTTGGCATCATCACCCCATGCTTCCATGCGGAATGCCAGGCTGTCATCCCAGGTGTGACCAAGGATCTGCTGCGCTGGCGCCGAGCACATCAGCGAGAAAGTAAACAGATCCTCACGGTTCTGTTCAGGAATAAAACCAACACCACCAGCAAGATTAACTTGATTAACAGTTAAGTTGGGCGGTGCAATTTGAAACACTTGATTAGGAACCAAGTACATCTTGTAGTCTTGACGGTTAGGATACAACCGACCACCAACTAACAATGATGCTCCTGGTTGGAACACATCAAAAGTTTCACCAGCCGCTTTATTTGGTACAACAAGTAACGGAACTTGTGCACCAGAATTACCAACTTTAGGAAGATTGATTTGCACAAAACGCAAACCATTATCCATGAATTTTTCACCAGCATAAATACCAGTGGCAAGTAAGTTGTTCATGATTCTTCTGGGTAGGAGTCAGGATCAATGGTGTCGTACTTTACTTCAGCTTCAGCAAAAAGCCTGCTGGCAAGTATGAAGTTTTCTAACCAACGGTTAGGGATGTCGGCACCTGCGTAGCTATAGACGGAATCAATACCAGCGTTAAGCAGTACAGCAGCACAGCGAGAGCATGGATTGAAAGTGACATAAGCAGTAGCTCCTTCAGTACTGATGCCATGAAGTGCAGCTGTTGTAACAGCATTAACTTCAGCATGGACTGTGATCTCGTACTTGATGTCTCGATCTGAAAGTCGATTGAGGTCATCACCAACTCTCCTGGGAAAACCGTTGTAGCCAGTGCTTAAAACTTTTTTATCTCGAACAAGAACACAACCAACTTTTGTGCTCGGATCTTTGCTCCATTTTGAAACTTGCAATGCCAATCTCATAAACCGGCAATGCCATTTCAATTCTTGGGAAGTCATTTTGCAAAGACCGCTTCCAAGCGATCCAAGATGGCATCTTCAATGGCAACCTGGCGTGTAATTAAGACTGAGATGAGATCACCGAGATCGTCACTCATGTCCTGGAGTTCCTCCATTGACATGTCGTAAAGGGAGGCTTTGATGTCGCGGATGCGTTGGGGTTCCATGAAAAGGTAAGCACCAGAGGCACTGTACTCAGTTCCCCTAGAATTGCAATAGGAAAATAAGATTAAAAAAACGTGGTCACGTACTTCCAGGACACTCTGTTTTTTAATGCACCAGCGCTGACAGCCCCTGGCCTCACCACGGCTGTAGCTGTTTATGAAAACAATTACTTTTCAACATGTGACTACGCTTTGGTAGCAACTGTCACAAACATTAATACCAATGTTGTTGTCCGTTTGGATGGCAGTATTGATGGAACCAACTATGGTCCACTGATTTCAAATACAATCACAGCTAACGGAACTTACGTCTACAATATTACTGGTTGCCCGATGAAGTTTATTCGTGGCAACTTCCTGAGCGAGTCCGGCGGCACCGCAGCTGTTGTGACATTGAGCTACTCTGCACGTTGAGCAATGGCAACCGTAATTGAAGCCGATGATCTAAATAGATATGAAGTTGTAGAAGTAAGAAACTGGGGAACACGTCCACTCAATGTAAGCCTTTCTCAAAGCACTGCAAGTGGTACAACATCTACAGCTGTAGATGCTTTTGGCAGGCAACGGGTTTCCACTCCTTTAACCCTATTTGATTCCAGCCACCGTTATAAAGATAATGGTCTGTGGGAAACACAAACAGCATCAGGTGGTGCTGCAGTGTTCAGCGCCAATGAAGGACTGGTTAACCTGAACGTAACCACTACCTCTGGTTCTAAAGTCATTCGTGAAACAACAAAAGTATTTTCTTATCAGCCTGGTAAATCATTACTTGTTCTAAATACTTTTACATTTAATGCTCCTAAAGTTAACCTTAGGCAACGTTGTGGTTACTACGGTGCAGA